AGTTCAAAAATTTGATTTACACCTTCTAAAAATGAATCTCCATTTTCCATGAAGCTATTTTTTATCTGTTCAATTAAAGATGGTATTATATCAATGATAGTTGTAATTAAAGATGGTAAAGCTGCTGCAAGTCCTGTTATTAAAGTAACTGCTGCAGATAATAATTCAGGTAATACCATTTCTATTAATTTTGGCAATTCTGTTGCTATTAATGGTGCTATTTCATTAATTACAGTCACAAGTCCTTGTAAGGCTTGTTTGAATACCGGCATTAAATTTTTCACAACTGAGCCCAAACTATCCACTAAATTCCTTACCAATTGTGATATGTCAGCATCTTTATTAGCCATTCCTGCAACTAAATTTTCCCATGCACCTTTTAACATTCCTAAAGAACCACTAATTGTTGTTGCTGCTTCTCTTGCTGTAGTTCCTGCAATGCCTTGTTTTTGTTGTACTAAATCAATAGCAGTTACAACATCACTAAAGCTATCAATTGATAAATCTGAAGCTTGACCAATGCTTTTTGCATATTCGTTTGCATCTGCAATAAGTCGCTCCATTTCACTGCGTGTACCGCCATAACCTAACTTTAAATTGTCTAACCTTTAATTAACACCCTCACTTTCGTGATATTTTAATAGGGACTAGACTATATCTTTAACCAATTTTAATAACCATCCTTTTTTATTACCTTTTTTATATCTCCAATTATATTTAATTTGTGATTTATGACATTCAAAGAATTCAGCTGCTTCATTTCTTGAATTAAATATAATTGTTTTCCCATTTTTTTCTGCAATTATTTTCTTTTTTCGATTTTCTATTCTGTTTTTGTAACCAAACGACCAACAATTTTGTGATACACTTACCCATCTTAAATTTTCAACTCTATTATCTAATTTATCACCATTTATATGATCAACTTGTGGTAAATCATTTGGATTTTCAATAAATGTTTCTGCCACTATTCTATGTACATACAACGGTGAAGTTTTTCTGCCTAACATAATTTGATAATATCCAGATGTTCCTTTATGTGGTTTTAAAATTCTATTTGTTTTATCATTTTTTATTTGTCCTTTTTCATTAACAGAATAGTTTTCTTTATTTTTGATTTTTTTCCAATTCATATTGATATCTCCTTGTTTTTTGTCTAGTATATCAAGTTACATTTCATATATCAATATGGATTATTTGGTTATTAATTTGGTTAGGGTGCACTTCCATTATCGTGCTAATAGATAATGTACTTAGTAACAAACTAATAGTCGTTGCACTTTCCTTCAATTTATGAAGGCTTAGCACAGGATAACCATGCAAATATTTATATATCTGTTTAGGCTTCCCCTGTTAGCAATAGATAAAATCTATCACACCCCTAGCAAGGTTCACACCCATTCATTGCATAATTACTTATGCAACGGACATTAGACCTATCGTGTAATTTTGTTTGGCAAATCCTTGGAAACTGTAAGATATTGTGTCAATATCTCCACCAAAAGTGTTAAAGTTGTCAGATATTGCACGCATCGCTACATCAGTTTGTTGTGCAGCTTTTACTGTATCTCCATTCAGAGAATTAATCAGTGCCGCACTGAATGATGTTGCTTGTTCCATGTATTGATTTGCAGATACTCCTGCTGTTTTGTAAGCATTATTTGCTTGCGTTAGCATCAAATTTTGAGCTTTTTCAAGGTTCCCATATTCTCCTCTAACATCATCAACAGATTTTCCAACAGATTTTGCATATTCTTCAATTGATTTGCCGGCTGTTCCGTATAATTTCTGAACACCACCCCACAATTGTTCATAATCTGCATATTCTTTAATTGATTTTGTTACTGCTGCTGATACTGCTGCAAATGATGCACCTAAGGCTGCAAGTCCAACTTTTCCAACAGTTCCTAATTTGGAGAAAATATTGCCTATTTTACTTCCACCACTTTCAGCGGAATTTTCTGCCCCATTTAATTCCCTGTCAAATTGAGATTTGTCTAAACGTAAAATAGCTGCCATTTCAAAAGCTGTCGCCATTTACATCACCTCATTCTTGTTAATTTATCTTTTATATTACTAATTATTTTGTTACTTTCTTCTTCTGGGTTGATATTATTTATTTTATCTGCATTAATAATAGAATTATGGATATCATAATATCTTTCATTCTCAAAACGACCTAATGCTTTTAAGCAATCTGTAATATAAAAGCGGTATGCCATTGTAGAAATTTCTGTTTTGTAACTTTCTATGACATACCGCATGAATGCTCTTACATTGTTTCTTTTTCCTTGGTAAGTTCCACAGCAGCAAATGAAGTGTCGTTTGAATTCTGCATTTGCTGAAATGTAAAAAGGCTTCTTACCTCCTCATCTGCTAATACTTCTAGCACCATTTTTGGAAGTTCCCAAAATTTAGGGTTAAAATTGTCAGGTTCTTCACAATTTATAATTGCTAGAATTTCCAAAACTTCATGCTTATGATTTTTTAAGCAATGTTTTACTGCAAAAATTAAAGGTTTAGAATTGTAAAGCTTTTCAAATTCTTTGTCTGATGCAATTATTGTAATAGGTTCAATTAAATCTGCCATCTTATCAATAGCATCTTCACCACGTAAATTTGAAATTTTCATAATAAATTGCTCCTTTTAAATTTTTATTGTTTATTTTATTTATGCTCCAATATAAGTTGCTGTGGCAATGATAGTAACATCATCTGTAACAGAACTAATTGTAATTTGATTTGATTCTTTATTATAAGCTGTAGATGTAATATCATTTTCGCCCATTAAAATTGTAACATTAGCGATTTCATATTGATCTACTGCTGTTAAAGTTCCTTCTAAAGCTGTTGCATCTTCAATATTTACTGCACTAATTGATGATGTAACATGATATAAATTCTGTGTGATTCTATGATAATTTGTAGAATCTGCATCTGCAGAATAAAATTCCATTGGAACTTCTTTTTGAGCATTAATTGATACATGTCCTGTTAATTCAATAGCAATTTGTCCTTTGCCATTTTTTGTTGTCTGAATTGAAAAACCTGCTGTTGATAAAGCATTTTTTAATTTGATTGCGACTAAACCACCATCTGCTCGGTCGCCAACCCACCATAAATCGGCAAAATCTGTTTGTAATAAATCTGCTCTTGGTACAATTTTAGAACTATTGTTTGAATCGATATCTGCACAACCGAGTGCAAGTTTTATTAATTCCGGCTTAGTACCTAAAGAAGTTGTAGATAATTTACATTCCCATGAATCTAAATGTTTGAGCTCCTTCATGTTAAGCGGTACATTATCTATGTCTTCTCCTTGATCACTGAAACTAGGAACGCATGATGCTTGGATTCCACCTGTTGTAGCACAAATTATATCGGCATCAAGTGGTGCAACAGGTTCATCAGGGTTAAATCTTCTAAGCAATACTCCTGCATCAAGTTGTAAATTATTGAATGTATCTTGTGGAATTACGGTAAATTTACCCATGTTATCTTCTCCTTTGTCAATATTTACAAAGATATTCTACTGTAATATTTATAAATATTCTTTTAACTTTATAATCAGAAGGTTCATCCATTGTTTGAGCAAAAGGATTTCCTCCTGTTATATATAAATATCCATCATCAAATGGAATTGTTACAAAGCCATGTTCTTTAACATATTTTGCGATTTCTTCTGACTTATCAATTATTGGTTTCCATGAATCTGTTCTATACCATAAATTTCCTATAAGCATGCATACATTATCTATGCTATCCATTTCATTTGTATATGTTATATATGGGTAATTTGCTTCATCAGGTACAGAACTTTCTTCATATGCTTTTAAGCCAAAGCTATTCCAAAATTGATGTAAAGCTTGTGTTTTATTCATCCGGTATCACCCATTCTTCTGCTGATACTTGTCGCATATTTAATGCTGCACTGCTTGGAGTTTTTTTATCATCTCCATCCGAAAGTATTCTAAATATTTTTTGATCTGAATTTCTTTTAAAAATATCATGAAATTGTAAATTAATATTCTTTTCAGTTGTAACAGTATATAATGCTGTTACTCCTTCCTTTTCGGCAATCCTTGATTGCATGGAATTATCTAATACTACTGCTGCATTAAATCCTGCACCATTTTGATATACGGTATAAAATCCTCCGTAGCCATCTTCTACAGATATTTTATCTTGCATAGTGCATTCTTCCATTGATTCTTGTAGTAAATTCATAATGTTTTGTTTATCCTAACTTTCTGTAAACATCTAATTTTTTTCCAAAAAAATCTTTCCACGATAATGCATTTTTATTAGATGAGCTATTTTTTAAGGTATAAGAATATCCGCCAAAAGATTCTGATTGAAATATGCCAATTATAGCATCTTGGTTTTCAGTTTCCCATGCAATAATTTCTTCAACTGTTTTTAATACGTCTTTGGGAATCCTAAGATATATTATATCCCCTTGGAATATCTCATCTTTTAATAAATCAGTATCTTTTTCTAAATTTACAGATTCTTCATATTTCCATATACCGTCATTGTACATGCTACCTTTTATCATGTAATATTGCCCATCAAATAATTCTATCTTGGAATTATCTAATTGATGATCTATAATTTGTATCTCGCCACTATATAAATCATAATTGAAATAATTATGAATATAATCCAAAACTTCTTTTAGTTTATATTCCACTTTTTATCTCCTACTTTTGCTCTTGCTCTTACTTTTTCTTTTTTGTTTTGAAGCTTCAGCTAATGATTCATCTTTTATGTTTTCTTCTTCAAATTCATTAACTTCTTTTATTAATATTGTTTTTTGTCGGTTTTCATTACTAGATAATTCTCGAATCCTTGCAAGTGAAGGTTTCAATCCAAGTCGAGGATATTCATCCCCGACTTGATATTTATGATTATTATCTTGTAAATCAGTAAATAATTTTACAACTTTGTACATGTTTTATGCTCCTGTTCCAACAACAACTGAGCAAGTTGCTGATGCTGTTGAATTTGTTGCTGTAATTGTCGCATCTCCATTTGCAACTCCTGTAACAACTCCATCAGAAACTGTTGCAACTGTTGTATCAGAAGATGTCCATGTTACTTCCGCATCCGTTGGAACTGTTGTTGCAGTAATTGTTACAGTAGAACCGACATCAACAGCTGCGGTTGATTTATCTAATGTAATTGATGGCTCTAGTGGTGGCTCTGATGAACTTCCAAATGTAATTACAGCAATTGCATCTAGATATTCTGCCCACAATTTCATGCCCATCAATGCAAATACTTCACCAACTGCTGTTCCATAATTTCCATTTGCATGGAATCCGATTAAATTGGTTTCTCCATCTGTTCTGTAAACTAAGCCTAATTTTGCAAAATCACTATTTGATGGATTGATGTAATATAAATCAATATTTTCTACAGCGGTAGCAATTACAGTTCCTCTTAAAATATTTGGTTCTGAAAGTAAGAATAATGTGTTATATCCCATGAAATCTTTAACATATTGCAAACCAAACTGTGTTTGAATTGTAATATTTGCTGAACCTAAATATTGGAATACATCTAAAACATTTACAAATCCAACAATTTCAGAAACGTTTTTGCTTAATTTATTAAATTTATCAATTACTTTACCTCTAGCCATTGCTAAAGCCATCTGAAATGTTGTTTCTGATCCTGTTAAAGTTCCTGTTTTAATAAAATCGTAGAATTCATTTAAAACTTTATTCTGTAATTCAATTAAAAATTGATCATCTGTCTTTTGGATTGCCACATCCGCACCATATTTGTTTACTGCTTCAATGGATGTTGCTTTTGAATATTTTTCTATTGTTAAATCTTCTTTTAATGTTTCAGTAATTTCAAATTCTGTATAAGGAATTTCTTCACCTTCTGCAGGTGATGTTGCTAATCCACTTTTTGCTTGTGTTGTGTATGCTCTTAAAGTTGTTCCTGTGCTTTTTTCAATTGGTCGCATAATGCCTAAAATATTTTTTAAAGCATCCCAATTGCTAGCAAATCGTGTGACGAAATCTATTTCTCGTGCTTGTACATCAATATCACTGACAACAGTTAATCCTTGTTTTGCAGGCATATGTATTCATCCCTTCTTTTAATTAAATAATTCAAGATGCTTTGCGATTTCTTGCTGTCTTTCAACAGGATCTTTAATTTTCATTATTTCTTCTTTTGATGTTCCACCATTATTTGTAGGTGGGTTCTCTGTATTGATTCCTGTTACCGCAGATTTCACAATAAAGCCATCCCATTTTGATTTGATTTCATTTGTTAATTCTTCAACATTTTCTAATTTATTATTTGCATCAATATTAATATCATCAAACTTTGTAACTTCAAGAATAGACGATATTTGTTTATCATTAATTCCACTTTCTTTTAATAATTCTTTGTATAATTCTTTCTTTTTCAATGTCTGTTTTTCATTTTTTATTTCATTTTTGTAATCTTCTAATTGTTGTTTTGCTTCATCAAATTTATCTTTCCAATTATTTTGTTTTACATCATTTGATAAATCTTCATATTTTTGTTTGATTTCATCATAATCATTTACTTTTTCTTGTAAATCTGAAATTTGATTTTTAAGATTATCTTTTATTGATGTATGCTCCTCAATAATTGTATTAATTTGTTCATCAGATAAATTCATGCTTTTTAACATTGCTCTAGTTAATGCCATTGCTAAACTCCTTTTCTTTGTAGATTTTCTTTTCTACCGGAATTGTTGATACAATTTAACTTTTTGTATCTATTTTTATTATAAAATATTTAAAAAGTTTTGCAAGTCTATATATTTCTTAATTCTTGTTCCATAATTCCCTCAAAATCTGGCATGCTCTCACGAAGTGCAATCCTGAAATAACCTTTTCCACGATTGGCAGCCTGCATTTTAATTGTTCCCATTTCTTGAAAAATAGCATATCGAACATCTGTTCCTATTATAACATGATCATCATGTGCTTGAAATGTAAAAGATGATTTCAAATTTCCTGTATCAACAGGTGTTAAATAACCTATATTCCTTACAGCTCTAACACCTATTGCATAATATCCTCGTCTAGTTGCATCTTTTATTTTTGATTGAATTTCAGGTATATTATTTCTTGTGATTCTAAAATTTTCGCTCATAAAATCACCTCTTTATTTTCTTTTTTGGTTTTTTATATTTTGGCAATGGTTTACCGGTTTTCCATTTGTACCATTCCGCATAATTCATTTTTGAAATAATCTTGCCTTCTTCATTATCTCTACGGATATTAAATGTATCAGGATATCCTTTTATATCGCCTTCGAGAGTACATCTGCAATTCCAGACAAGTGATGGATGAGCATGTGGATCATGCGGATATCTAATTTTCATTCCTTCAATTTCAAAAGACTTA